ATTAACACCTTCGATCAGCAAAATGGAAGCAAGGGCGGAAGAAAAGCCTGAAAAAAGGAAAAGAGAGGAGAGTCCACCGACCCCCAACCAAGTTGGGGTAAAAGTTGTGAGGACCTCAACATTAAATTACAGACCTCAGTACAAGAAGATGGAACGGTGTGTAGATATGTGGGGGAGAACACAAAATGAACTCGAAACGGATAGTGACACTCTGAGTGAGGGTGATATATTGAGTTTGGTGAGAGAAGAGTATGAAGGATTACCAGATTGTGCGATTGATACAATGGTGGATTCAGTGATGACAGCTAGAAAATCAGTGCAAAAATCTTTGGAATATAGAGATGAAGTATTGAAGCGAATGGAAAATAAGACTTTGGATCAAAAGAACATAACAACAGCTGAAAAACTTTTCGGTAATATTGACTATTGGGCAAAGAAAGAAGCAGAAGATATTGAAAAGATAACTCAACCAATCAAGAAAGACGCAGTGACCGTTACGGAACCGTCGGAAGAAAGTTTAACAACAACATTTGAAGTGTCATTGTTAATAGAGCAATTGAGAGGTTTAATTAAGATCCTGATGGAAAAGAAACAAGTAAAAGAACTAACAGTGGTTTTTAAAAAATTTGGAGATGCAGGAACTTGGAAGTTGAAAAACAAAGGAGAGTTAGGAGAAATACGACTATATTTAGAAGATTTAATTGCAAATACTGGAGACATAAAAGCAGTGATGGAGTCAATCCAAACTGCAAGTAGTGAAACAGGGAGCAGTGGATCAGAAATCGAACCATTAAAAATGATGTGTATAGATTGTGGAACATATATAGCTGTGTCAGAAGCCCGTTGTTGGTGGTGTTATTTAAAATACCAAGCGAGACAACCATTTGATTATTTACAAGATAAGTTAGGGTCACAGAAAGTTGTGTCTAATGTGTTAAAGGAGATAGATCCAGAGATAGAGGATAAGATAGAACAACTTTTGATTGAGGAGTCAAAGGATAAGGGTTTTATTGGTGATATTAAAGATTGGGCAAAAGAAAATCATCCAAAAAATTGGTTGGAAACAGCTAAAATGAAGGTGGTTGGAATGTTCATAGAGCACGCTAAGGAAAACCCAGGTGAGGTAATGGAAGTGATAAAAGATCTAGATTGGAGAGAAATTTTTGAAGCATTTATAGATTCCAAACTGAGTCAAGCAATAGTAACAAGTATAGTGGCTGCGGGATTTGCAGTTTCAGCAATAACTATATTGTGGTGGACACGAAATAAGGAAGACGATTATACATTAGAAGGTCCAGCGACTGAGAAAACAGCGGCAAATTTTTTAAATTATACGTGTGCTGTGGGGGCAACGATGGCGGGAATGGCAGTGTTGGTAGGGGGAAATTGGAATGAGTGGTTAAAACCAGTCCATAACCTATCATTCACGGCCACAACAATACATCGAGCAATGAATCCAAGATTTGATCAAAAGATGTCGGAGTTAAATGATGATGATGGGGATTACAAATTAAAGATAGAAGAAACAGAAGCAGAGTTGATGCAGATGAGGCAACAGTTTACAATATTAAAAATAAGATTTAAAAAAAATATGTTATTGTGGACAGGAAAGAAACTTAATGATGCCAGTGTGGAAACACTCACTAATAATTCAGATCATTTATTAGATGATAGTAAATTCCATTTTAAAGGAACAGATGAAACGTCAGTAATGGCAAGGAACTCAGCTTTAAAAATGTTAAAAGAAATGAAAGAGATAACAGAACAAATATTACAGAAAGAAATGGAAAATTTGGCTAGAGAAACAGATCCAAGTGCAATTGGAGCATTGGTATCAGATATTTTTAAAAAATATCTGAAATTTTCAATGATAGGATTGGCTGTGGGGTTAACGTTAACAGCAGCTTGGTACTTTGTGGGATATGTGACAAGTCCAAGTTTTAAAGAAATGGTGATAAGAAGTTATGAGAAAACAAAATTATTTGTGACAACTTTAATACCAGAAGAACCAAAAATGTTTGAATCAAAGTTTACTCCAGAACAAAAGAAATATTTGAAAGAAACACCAGTTGAAAAAATAAAAGAAAAGGAATTGAAACAACTCGAGGGTCCAAAAGATTCAGGAGAAAAACAAGAGGTGAAAGAATTTAGAGGGACTTGTGTGCAAGATGGAGATAAATGTATTTATACATTTACTTGTCCAAATACAGGTGATGAATTAATATTTAAGAAAAAGATACGTTTGGGGAGAGTAGTGATAAATCTACCAGTACCACAAACATCGTCAGAACATTTGATGCATAATTTAATTATAGACACAATTAACTTACAAAAGGAGATTGATGGGATATATGCAAATTTAGAAGAAGTAACGGAACCTAGAAAAAAGGGAAATTTTGCGTGGATACGAAACCAAGATAAACCTTTAAGGATTGAGGATCAAGATGGATTTGTAGAGTGTAGAGTAGGAACTGAGGTAAAAGGTTTTTATGATCCAAACCTGCAGCAGAGATGTGACAATATTCGAGGAGGAGTTTCAAGACAATACTACGGGAATGAAGTCGCTGATGAGATGGTGAAATTAGAGAAAGAGAAAGCAGTAGTGGATCAAAAGTTGAAACACTGGTATGAAACCGGAAAAGATTTGGGAGATTTTGAAGATTTACATTTTAGTCAAATAGCATTATTGCGTGAGGCTATTGAAGATCTGAGAGATAGAGTGGAACAGGTCTATGATGGTTCATATTTTTCAAATGATAAAAAATTTGTGAGTAGAATGAGTCATATCAAAGGACAAGGAATGAAACAAGCACAAGCAGGAATGGGTGTGAATTCAGTGGCTAATCAAGAAAAGGTTGAAAAAGGACAAAGCGGGTTAGGATTGAAGGTTGCAAAGAAAAAATTTTTACAAAATTTTGATATGGAAGTTGATAAATGTAGAAATGTTTTGGCGCGATTTGAGGAAGATGTACCATTGTATCAAGGCATGTTGGAAAAACCAAATGAGAAATATAATGGGATTGAAGGAGATTTTAAGGGTACAAATCTACAATTTGTTAGACAAAAAGTGGGTTGGTATGTCAAACGAATTGAACATTTAAAGAATAATAGTAATCAAGATATTGGTTTAATAAATGGACAATTTAAGGATCCAATAATGAAAACAAATTTCAACAATTGGGCAGATGGACAATTGGAACATGCAGTTGTACAATTAGAGAAGTTATTGAGAATGAGAAAAAATGAGTTACAATTGGAAGGACCGACAAATAAACCTAAAGTTAGAAGCAACAGAGGTGATGTAGTGGCATGTGATAATTGTAAACACAAACACCGACCAGGTAAATGTGTAAGGAAAGAGTTTTGTTTTTTACAACGAAAGTTTGAGAATGGGGAATTTAAATATCCATGTAGAGCTTGCAATGTTGTCATTGACGTTAGACCGCAACAACAACAACAGCAACAACAACAACAAAAACCTCAACAACAGCAACAGCAACTACAACAACAACAACAGCAACAACAGCAACAACCACAAACACGACCACAGAATAATAACGATTGGAAACAACGTAAACGACAGGAGTGGGAGAAAAAACAAGTGGATGATAAAGAGGCCTTAGAAAATCAACAGGAAATTAATAGAAAGAAATTGATAGAGGAGGCAGCAAAAGAATTGGAAGTGAAAACACCAAAGAGTTATTTAAATGCGGCAAAAGATGATTTTAAGCCAGCGCAAAAACGACCTTTGGAGAATGATATTGAAGATTGGAAAATAGAGGAAGGACCAGCAGCAGTCAAATTAGTACCATTGATAGAGCAAGAAAAGTTTTTGAAAAGTCTGGCACCAATGTATCAATCAAACAATGAATATTGTAGTGCACTATCTTTTATAACACGGGATGGTTTTAAATTAGTTGCAATGAATAAACATTGTTTATCGAGGGCAGGGACGGTAAAGATTAATGGAACAAAGTATTTGATGCCAACAAAGCTAGATTTTTGGAAACCATTTGATAATTTGGATAATGATTGTGTGGTTTATGATTGGGATAATTTTAAGAAAGACATACATTTAAAGCGAGAAGGTGGAATACATTTCATGGAGGTGGTACCAACACCAAAAATGGATGGAAAATTTCATGCGTGTGGTTTTTTACAAATTTGGCCACCAACAGAAGAAAAATATTTTATGGGAGGATCATATCGGTTCGATGGGTATCCGGATAGTGGAATAGAACATAATTTTTCGACTATGGAAAGCTCATGTGGGTCATTGTTGTATGATTTTGAGTCAAAAGGAGTGTTTGGAATACATCACTTACATAATAAAGCTCAAAAGAAAAATATGGCAGTACCATTTTATAATTTAAAATAGCAATCCCACCGAGAGGTGGGCCAGCGGTTTTAAAGAGTAGAAAGGAAATGTACAATGTAGTCATGTCAACCTTGAGGGAGAGTGATTCTACATATGATGCATTTGTTTTACTTGGCCGCTTTGTTTTAGGAGCAACCTATGAACATTCTCCGAATGTAGAATGTGAGGTAGGGAAGTTAGCAAAAACATATATAGTTGATAATTATGATAAAATTAAATCTTGGCGAGGAGATTTTGTTGTGAGTAAATCGACAAAGGAATTATTAGATATATCAGTGAGAAAGATGGATGTAAAACCAGAATATAGATTTAGGAGTAATGTAATGTACAAGAAAATATTATACTGGTTGGATCATTATTGGCGAGATGCTTTAAAGCAAAGTCATATGAGTCCTACAGAAGTTTTAAATTCAATTGATATGGATAAAGCAGCAGGTTTTGTTTTGAGACAAAATGGGATTAAAAAGAAGGGAGAATATTTTTTTAAAGGCGGTTTAACCCAAATAGTTGATAAGGCAATAATGAATGAAAAAATGCTCTGGTATGCAGTCGGAAAATTAGAAAAGAAGCGTAGAGCAAAATATATAATTGAGAAATCATTGCGAACTTTTATAGTCCAACCATCAGCCGGAGTGTATCATCATAAAAGGATATACGGAAAGCAAGGAATGGCGATGAAAGGTTTTTGGTGGTCAGCATATGGTATGAACCCTTTTGAAGGAGGAGTAGCAAGATTAGCTGCAGAGTTGAATAAATTCAAATATAAGTTTATGTGGGATGCAATACGCTGGGATAGAATAGCGGAATGGATGAACGAGATTTATGATTTGAGGGATAAATATGTGAATGATGATGATTTTAGAGCATGGGTTCGAGAGAATGTTATAAATTCATTCGTTGTTTTACCAAATGGAGATCTAATATACAAGCGATGGGGTAACAATTCTGGTAGTGCACAAACGACACCAGATAATATACTTGGAATGTCGTATATAATGTTGGCAATTTTTGCAGCAATAGTAAATGGGGATGATTATATGATGGAACATATAAATGATTTTATGTTTGCTAAAATGTTCGGAGATGATGTCGTTGGTAGTTTTACAGTGAGTGGAGTCACAGCAGATTCATTCATGGAACAGGCCATCGAAACATTTCAGGAATTTAATATAAAATTGGATCCAATTTTGGTTTCGGAAAATTTGGAAGATATGAGCTTTTTGGGCTTTGATTTTAAAAACGATGAAACATACGGTTGGGTACCGAAGTTTAATTTAGAAGTGCTAGCAAATTCATTTTTGTTTAATGTTGAGAGTATTGAGCCTGAGGGTGAGATAAGTAAACTTGTAACGATTATGTTAATGAGTGCTGGAAACGGTGAGAAAATATTTAACACTTTTAGAGATGCCACTTTAGAAGTTTTGTTAAACTTCCAGTGTAAAATGGGTTCGGATATTATGCGACATGGTCTTCCAAATTATGAAGAGACAATGTCATGGTATTGCGGATATGAAGGTAGTCAAAGCACATTTTTTAATTTTTTTAGCGAGCAATATTTTGACTACTCAGTGTTAGAGGATGAAACCTGAACAATGGAGGTAGGGTAGGAACAAAAGAAGGATGAATTCATCTAGCAACACCAAAATAACACAGGATGTGATAAATAAAGTTTTAATCTTACAGGGTAAGAAAAACTTGAAAATAATGGGGTCAGTGGCCCCAACTCGTCAAAATCCACGACCTCCACAGAGGCTGCTGGGTAAAAAGCGGAGAGAGCCATATAAGGAACCAGAACATCATAAGGAAAAGGGTTTAAGTAAGGCAGAATTTATGAGAAAACACCATCCTAATTATAAACCAGATAGACCTATTGTTAATGAACAAGGGAAATTTGAGAATTTGAAGAAGGTTGGAAGAAGAGTAAATGTAACACAAAAAGGAAATGAAATTCATTTTTCACGACCAATAACACATTTTACAGGAATGGGAAAATATAATGTTGAAAGAGAAGGAGAAGCAGCACGCCAAAACATGAAAAAACGACAGTATAAAGAAAAATTGAAGGAAGCAACAAAAGGAAATTGGTGGGATTCTATAACATCACAGATACCACATGTAATTTCGGCAGTGGCACCACACTTGTTGAAAGCTTTATCAGGATTTGGAGAGTATCATGTAGATACGAACTCAATTTTGGCTGGAGCAACAGGAGGGGACAATGGTAGTGAATTACCAATGATGGAAAATTCAAAAACATCAAATATAATTCGACACCGAGAGTTTATAAGAAATGTGATTGGTTCAACTTTGGATTTTTCATTGACATCTTTGTCATTGAATCCTGGATTGGATGAAACATTTCCATGGTTAGCTTATTTAGCCAATAATTTTACTTCTTATAGATTGAGAGGAATGGTTTTGGAGTTTAAAAGTTTAGCATCAGATTTTACGACAAATACTTATTTGGGTTATGTATGTATGGCAACACAATATAATACATTGGAACAAGTTTTTGCAGACAAAGAATCGATGGAGAACAGCGAATATGCTAATTCGACAAAACCATCAAAAAATCTATTACATCCAGTGGAGTGTAGCCCAATGCAACAAGTGTTAACACAATTGTACATTAGGGCAGGGGCAATACCACCAAATGCAGATTTGAGGATGTATGATTTGGGAAAATTTTCAATAGCATGTGGAGGACAGCAAGCAAATGGAATAATAGGTGAATTATGGGCGACTTATGAGGTGGAGTTTTTCCAACCAAAACTAGCACATAATCTAGGAGGAACGATAAATTTTGATCATCACCAGACATTAACTGGATCGGTAAGAAATAATTTACCGTTTGGAACGGACGCAAGTAGGGCAGTAGGATGCACAATGTTGGGAACAATGACAAGTGCGGTTTATACTTTCCCAAATACGACAAGCAGTGGAACTTACAAATTTGAATTCTTTTGGAATTCAACAACTGTGGAGACATATGTCCCACCAGTTGTGACGTTTGCAAATTGCGTAGGAAAAATATGGTGTAGAATTGATGGAGGCGCAGGTTTTGAAGCCGTAAATATAACTCCAGAATCGGGAACTGGTCTTCAGGATAAAATGGCAATGGTGGGGGTAGTAACGATACTGGGACCAAGTGCGCAAATAATTCTTGGAACAGTTGGATCGATTTGTACCACAGCATGTTATGGGGATTTTACAATAACACAGATACCTAGTAATGCAGGTTTTGAAGATCTACCAGAAGAAGTGAGAAAAATAAAACAAAGAGGGTATAAAGATACAAAGATAGTTAAAGTTGATGTAGTGAAAAAGTATGAGAAATTAAAGAGAGAGATAATGACTTTGGCACCACAGATAGACTCAGATTCAGAAGAAGACGAATCACCAGACGAGATAGTAAATGTTAAGAAGTTTATGAATTTTATGGATGAAAAGAACGAAGGCACATTTCTAAGATTATTTAAGAATTTTCCAAGAGTGAGGGATGATACAATAAGATTGATTATGCAAGACTCAAAGAATTATAAAGAAATGTGGGAAAGTTGTGAAGATTATAACACTTGGTTATTTTCAAGAATTAAATCATTTGCAAATGAAGAAGAAAGAAGAAAGGCACTGAATTCAGAGTGGATAAAAGAGGTTAAAGGCCTAGTTTACTTGTATGAGAGTGAGTCGGATTTTGAGATAGATCGATTTAATGAAGTGTATTGGTATGCTGTAGGGCAACCAATCCAAATTAGAAAGGATCTACAACCATTAAATTCAAATAATACTATGAACCGTTATGGGGCAGTATTCGAAGGAGGTGGAGTGAGAGCAGAAACTTTTGACAAATATATGGATGTGATGGCAAGAAACACACCGTATGAAGGAACAAGTTCAAAAT